GCATAATTTATGGGCTCGCAAAGCAGATGCTCCTACTAAGGAACAAGCTTGGGCTGTTAAATTATCTGGACCTTCTAATTGTGGTAAATCTACAATGGTTAATTTATTGTGTAAAACAATTTTGAATGCTTATGGTCATGATCCAAAGAATAATGGATTGACCGTGATTACCAATATTGATGAACGATATGAATCTTCTATTAAACCTTCTCATAAGGTTATTATAGCTGATGATGTAGCTAATAATGCTAATTCTAAGCCAAATTATGATAGAATTTTAAATTATGTCAATACAGTTCCCCGTGCTTTAGAGAAAGCAGGAGTTACTGATAAAGGTAATCAATATCCATGTAATGATGCTTTAATAGTGACAACTAATGTAGAATCATTACGTGCTGAAGAATGCTCAGCATGTCCCGAAAGTATTCTTCGTCGTTTCAATTTAGATGTAGAAGTACATATTAAACCTCAATTTGCAACTGATTATGGCGGATTAAAAATCCAAGATGATATTCGCTTTGATGTTTATAATCTAATTTTGAAACGATTTTCAAGTTATGACCGAGAAAGTGGGTTAATACTTTGGGATATTATTCCTAGACAAGTATGGAATCCAGCTAATCGTGATGACTTTCCTGCACTTTGCCGTTTTGTTGCTAGTGATATAGCAGCTCATAAAGTGCGCCAACAAAAACAATCCGAGATGCAAGAATCTTTGAGAGAATGTGCATTTTGTGAAGTATGTCAAGTTCCACAAATTGTTTGTACATGTTGTCCCATGGCTGAGACTCAATCTTTAGCTACTATGTGGAACGAATATAGTACAAATGAATTATGGAGAGCTAGGCGTACTCTTACAAGTATATCTTCTTTCTTTACAGATTGTTATAAGAATACATTGTTTTGGCAACGTATTTTTAGAGATAGGGTTTTTATAACTAATCTCATATGTTTATTTATAACAAGTTCTTTCATAGGCTTGTTTGTAGGTAGACGCTGTATGCAATTGACTACAGTATCAATTATCATTTTTGGTATTTTATATTATAAACAATTAATATTAGAAATTGATATTGAATTGCAGCGTAGATCTGATCGTTTATCTTCATTATGTGAAGATTTAAATGATCATTTGCGCAACAATTCTCTAAAATATTTTGCTGGTGGAGCTGTTATCTTTACTTTATATGGATTTTATAAAATTTTAAAACCATTGATTAAATCTCAAGATACATCTACATTTCGTGAAAATATGTTAGGGTATTGGGAGAAGCATTTAGATGCTCCCATTAACGATGAATGTCGTGTTGTTACTCAAGATGAAAGAAATTATAAGGAAGGTTATTCCCGTTTACCTCCTAAAATGAATCATTTACAGAAAACTTGCCCGGGACCACAATTACATGAATCAGTAATGAAGTCATTACGGCATGTTACTGTGTATTCAAAAGGTAAGCGTTATTGTACGACAAATGGTATTATGGTGCATAGCAATGTTATATTGGTACCATCACATTTATTACCAGATACATTTCCTTTTTGTATTGAAACAACAACAACGCCAGGTGTACCTAGTGCTAGTACAAAGGATCAAAAATTAACACAGGATTTTGTGTATATTGATCGTGAGAATGATTATGCATTGGTACACTTACCCACCAGTCCTGCAAGTACTAGTTATCTAGAACATTTTGCAGAAGAATATCCTGATTTTATTTCTAGACCAACCACGCTTTTATGGAAAAGTCCAAAAAATGAAATTCGACGATCAGATCATGTTGCACGATTGATGCAATGTGACCTGAAGTACAGAGGAACTATCGAAGAAGATGGTTCTTTATGGGGAGTGGCCCAAAATTCTAAAATTTATACTGTTCACAAAGGCAAAGGTCTTGTGGCAAATATGCAATTTAAAGGATTTGGAGGCTTATGTGGTGGTTTGTGGTGCGATAGAACTAAAGGTATTATTTATGGTATTCATGTAGCAGGTTTTTTACATACCACTGTTGGTTTGTGTAATATTTTACTCAAATCACAGATTCAAAAAGGACTTGATAAATTGAAGACTACTTCACCATGTATGATGGTCAATTCAACCAGTGAGGTTATAATTGATCCTTATGATAAGGGTTATACGATAGTAGATAAACCACCTTTATTTTTACATCCTGAAAGTGTAGGTAAAGATGCTATCACTACGTATATAGGTACTGTCTTAAAAGATGGTATGGAGTTGACAAGTAATGCTCGTCCTCCATATATTCCTACACCTTTTGAAGGTATTGCAGAAGAATTTGGACCAAGTAAGCATCGTCCTCCTAAGAATCCCAATTCGACGGAAAAAGCGATATCAACTTTGAACAAATTAGTTTCTCCGGTACAACATTATGAAGGTGATACTTTAAGTAAAGCTATCCACGATTACAAGGAACAAACTTTGAACATAATTCGTCAAAATAGAGATAAGGTGACTACTCTATTACGAATTTATTCTCAGGATGAGGCCTTGAATGGAACCAATGATGGTGTCCTTAGTGGTATCCCTAATTCCACTTCTGCAGGGTTTGGTTTAGATAAATCTAAATTGAAATGTCTTAAACGAGATCCCTTTGATGAATCATTGCCATTAATTCCACGAGAGTTTAATGAAGATCATCAAAAAATACAGGATGAAATTGATTATACATTTAAATGTTGGTCTGATAACAGACGCTCAGAGTGTATTTATAAATCGTCCAGTAAGGTTAATGAATTGTTACCAAATAAGAAAGCACATGAAAAAGTGCGAAAATTTTATGGTGGACAGTTTGCTAATCTCGTAGCATCAAGATGTGCACTCGGTGGAGTACCTCTTTTTATGCAAGAATTTTGGAATGATACTGAATGTATGGTTGGTATTAATCCTATGTCCAAGCAATGGAATGATTTCTATAAACATTTAACCAAATTTGGTGATGATAGAATGATTGCTGGTGATTTTGCTTCTTTTGATACAACTATGGCTGCACAGATTACAACTGCTGCCGCTAAGATTATTATGAGTTGGTATGAAGAAGTAGGATGTACAGTGGAAGAATTAAAGATGGTTCAAGGAGCATTATCTGATATTGTTAATCCAAATATTTTATTTGAGGGTCAACTCTATAGATTTGCTAATGGTAATCCATCTGGAAATTTGATTACAGTACAAATGAATAGTATTTGTAACTCACTTATGATGAGATATGTATATTATTCAATTTTTCCTAGTGTAAAAGAAACATTTAACCAAAATGTAGTCTTGGGTACCTATGGCGATGATAATGCTATGGGTATAAAGAAACATTGTACGTGGTTTAATCACACTGCTTGTCAAAAAGCATTTGAGAATGTTGGTATTAAATACACTATGGCCGAGAAAGATGCTGTCTCGGTACCATACATAACGATAAATGATATATCATTTTTAAAAAGATCATTTGTTTATCATCCTGAATTACAGACTATTGTTGCACCAATTGAAGAGGACTCAACATTGAAGCGTTTTTATTATATTAAAAAACCTAATGAATGTCCTTTATCATTTGAGGAACAATTTGGGTGTTATACAGATGGAGCTTTTAGAGATATGTACTTGAAAGGAAGGGAAGTTTACAATAATTTTGTTGATAAAATGAAAAGAATTGTAAGTAAGAACCAAACTTTGAAAGGACATGTTGATTTTATTCCATATGATACAATGACTCAAATATTGAAGCCTGATTATTCGGACCAATATATTCCTCGTAATAAGAAATTATTTACGGAGAGTATGGGGTGTTTTAGTGATTTAACATCCATGACTTTCGATGACTCTTGTGATGAGAGCATTGATAGTCAATAAATCACATTTTAAAAGCTATTTTACATCTTTTGTATCGCTTAAAGCTACGGCAAACAAAGATATTATATTATTGATTACGGATATTCTTAGGAAGTGAGAGTATAACGCCTTAATATAATAGTAAATCTTCCAAAATGTGTATATGAATTGATGCTCTCATATACTCTTAGAAAGACAATTGCATTCCTACAAATTTTCATATTTTATATTACATGTTACATATTAAATTGTTACCACTAACGGCTTTATATATCTTAGTGATGGGAATTACACGTATTATTTACACATTTTTAGATTCCCTATCATTTGTAGAAGATATATTGAGCAAAAAATCAGCCATTAAGGCTGGAGCTGAGCATTTGATTAAAATGTCGCGTGAGCAATATATAGATCGATTGACTTGGCTTAAAGAGATATACCGTTTCGATTATTTTCGTAATAGAATAACTTTTTCAAAGATATCTAATTTATTAGAAGAATTGATTTTAGATAATTCTGACGGATATATTCGTAAACAACCATATTGTGTCATCATATCTGGTTTACCTGGAACTGGTAAAACTAGTTTTGCAATGAAATTAGCTGCAGAATATATGAAGGCACTTCATGGGCAGTTTTCATCATATGATTTAGTAACTTTGAATGAAACCGATGATTTTCAATCTGAATATCGGTCGAACCATAAAGTTGTTATATTTGATGATATTGCTGCAGAAAATCCTAATATTGCCCAACGAAATCCATGGCGTAAAATCTTGGATTTTGTGAATAATATTAAGAAAACAGCATTGAATCCCAATGTGGATCTTAAAGGTAATGTTTATATTTTACCAGAATTGGTTATATTAACGACTAATAGGATACCACCATATGGGATACCCCATTACATGTTAAATCATAGTGCATTATTTAGACGCTTTGATGCTCAGATATATTTATGTCCAGAGATTAAAGGTGAAAAATATAAATACTTGATTGTTAAAAATAAGGATATATTTAAAGTTGCTACTAGTGATAATGCTTGTGAATTAAACACACATAATTATTTAACTAGTGATAATCTTTTTCATAGGTCAAAAGATTATATTGATAGAGATGATTACATCTTTCAAACTATACCTAATTTTTTGAAGCATGATATGGAACAGGGTCAATTTGTTGATGAAATAAATTCCATATTTACAAATGAAATTGTTCGTAAGAATCCATTTCAAGCGTTTTATGATGATATCTTCTATCCAATTGTTCCTGCTTGTTTAAAACGAAGTGAATACCCACGAGAAATATATCAAATATTGTCGTGGCATGAAAAACTTTTACGATGTTTTCAAATTCCTTCTAAAGAACCTCCTATGGCTTATGCACAAGGAGAAAGCTCTAGAGTTAATAAAAAGACATTGAACCAAACTATTAATAAATTATCACGATCAAAATCATTATCCGTTTCTGAATTATTTGCATTTGTGCAGGAGACACAGAGACTTTTACATCATATATGTTCTGTGGATGATTATCAACCTATTTTAGGTTTTTGTCAACCAGATATTGATTTTGGTGTTTTAACAAAACTAATTCAATCTATACCTTCTTATTCAGAATGGTATGCTCAAGAAAGAACTATAGATTTTATAATGAAATATAATCCATCATATATTTTAATAGGACGTGAAGTTCTATTTTCTATAGGTAGTGTTTCTGTTTCTATTGATCTATTATTCTTTGATGAGGATAAGAGACATTTAGTTATTGTCGAAGCCAAAGATGGTCAAATTAATAAAGCTGTTCAACAAGCGAAATTACGTGGAGAATTTATGAGGGAATATGTTCCTTATCATGTATCTTCACTTGCATTTACTACTAAGGCTAAAAGCATTAAAATAGTTTATGCATCTAAATCTGCTCCTTCATTGGAGTTAGATTTTCAAAAATAAGACTTTGCGGTAAAGTCGCGTACACAGTATGTGTATTAGGAGCTAAGCGCTCTCCCCTACATTGTTTGTAGGGAACATTTTATAATATTTAGTTATAAGAGATGTTTTTAAGAGAGCTTTTAGCTCTCAGAATTTTTACTCTGAACAACTAGCATATTTAAGATGGCGCTTAGTTTACGCACTTCATTATGATAAAAATCCACCCACTTTTTAAGTGGGTTGGGTTTTTATTCATGGTGGAATGCACAACTAGCATTTCCCC